CAATTGGATATGCTATGGCATACAATGGATAAAGATATGGAATTACAACATAAGTTTTACGATTTTTACCAAACAATAAAAAAGGTTAAAGTAGCTTATCCTAAAAACTAATGAGTAGAATAGAATCTTTAAAAAAGGATTATGAGTCTAAAATTTTAGAAGCAGACGAAAATATAAAAATACTTCTAAATAATCCTGTAATAATACCTGATCACACAGATATAAATAAAGAAATAGATCAACAATTAGAAAAAAAAGAAAAAAATTATTCTAAACTACAACATTTATTAAGTTACATACCAAAAGAAACAAATGGCAAATAGTTACAAATTTTTCGGTAAAGCACTAGCTACTGCATCAGAAACAACATTAATAACTGCTGCAAGTAATGAAACTATAATTATTAAATCTATAAGAATTACAAACAATACAGCAAACACACCAACTGTATCTATGGATGTAGCAGATAATTCAGCTAGTGCAGAATTTACAATATTTAATACAAAATCACTCACAGCAAATAATTCTGAGGAATTATTAAGTGTGCCTTTAGTTTTAGAAAGCTCAGATGCACTTAAAGCAACAATTAGTTCAACAGATAGTGTTCACATAGGAATTAGTTTTTTGAGCATTACATAATGAACATAGTACAAATACCAACATCAAATTTAGATGATGTTTGGAGTTTAGTTTTAAAAGACATAAAAGAAGCTTTATCATACTCAGGTAATTATACTGATAGTGATTTTGTTTTAGAAAAATTAAAAGAAAAAAAATTTCAACTTTGGATTATTTGGGATAAATCTAAATCTACAACATTAGATAAATATTATGGTGTTGTAGTTACAGAAATAATACAAAGAAAACTTAGACGATCTTGCAATATATTTATTGTTACAGGTAGGCACAGACAAAAGTGGCAGCACTTAGTTAGCGAACTAGAAAAGTTTGCAATAGATAACAACTGTAATTCTATGGAACTTATCGCAAGACCAGGTTGGGATAAAATAATGCAAAACTTTGATTACAAAAAAACTCATGTAGTTTTAGAAAAACAATTAAATAAAAAGGAGAATGATTAATGTCATTTGGTGGAAATAGTGGTGGTGGTACACAGATGCAAACTGTTAATCCATACGAACCAGCAAGACCAGCTTTAAATCAAATTATATCAGAAGCTGGAAATTTATATGGTCAAGGAGTACAAGCATCAGGTTATGTAGCTCCCTCTCAACAAACAATAACTGGACTTGCTGGACAAGAATTAATGGGTACTGCTGCACAACAACAGCTATCAGATACATTATCTGGTAAATATCTAAATCCATTTTTATCACCTTTATTACAAGGTGCTGGATCAGATATTGCAACTGCAATAAACACAGAATTTAGTGGTGCTGGTAGAACACCAGGATCATCAATGAATCAACAACAAATAATACAAGGTATAACAGATGCTGCATTACCAATGGCATTTGATTCTTATGAAAGAGAACGACAAAGACAATTAGGTATTGCTAGTGCTACACCTAGTTTAGTACAAACTGGAGCTCAATTAGAAAATATTGAAAGACAAAAAAACTTAGCACCTTTTGCTTCACTACAACAATACAGTAGTTTAGTAAATCCAATTGCTAGTGGTTTTCCAGTACAAACAGGCTCAACACAAACACAAGCTAATCCTATAACAACTGCTATGGGTGGTGCATTAATCGGATCAAAATTTGGTGGATTTGGTGCAGCTATTGGTGGAGGTTTAGGCTTTTTAGGAGGGTTATTATAATGGATAAATTTAAAAAAATAATTTTTGATATTGAAGTTGATATAGATAGAAAAACTTCAAAGTACATCATGTTATTATTAATACTTAGTGTTCTTGGAATAATATTTTAATGAATAATTTAAAAAACGCTGTTGGTTTGTTAAATGCACAAGCACCAGAGGGTGAGTTCCTTGCATACATTAATCCTAATGAAGCTAAAATGCTTAAAGATGCTGGTGGTTCTGGATTATTAACACCACAAGGAATACCATCTTATAGAGGCGTAGGTGGGTATCAAAGTGGTCAATCTGCTCCAGCTAGCAGCTCAGATAAAGGTGAGGTTTCATCAGACTCAGGTTTTAGCGGAGGTGGTGGAAACAATAACAACAACAATAATAATAACAATAACACTGGCGGTGGTGGTGGTAATGATAACAGAGAGCAATATGGTGCTGTTACTCAATACACAACTACAAAACAAGCTATGGGTACTGTTGATGCTGAGGATGAATACTTAGCACCTGACATAGATCATTTTAAAGCTACACAAAAAGCTATTAAGAAATCTAATAAAGCTTTAGGTGACTTAGATCAATCTGATTACAATAGTTGGTCTAAAGAGGATCAAGAAACATATCAAAAAGAAATGAATAATTTAAAAGGCACAGAGGGTGTTAATTATTCTTTTTATGCTGGTAATGAGGGAACTACAAATTTAAGCTTTAGAGAAAATTGGAGTGACACTTACGCTACTAATCCTGGACTAACACCAGTTTTAAGATTTTTGGTTGCTGCTGGAAGAACTATACAACAAAATGCTACAACCGATTATGGCACAGGCAGATATGGTGGTGCTGGTACTGATGGCAGTAGTATGTATGCTGTTGATGGTGGTGGTTGGTTAGGTAGAGTTTTTAATGCTGATGGTAGTATTAATGAAAATGTATCTGAAAGCGAAGCAGAGTCTATTTATAATGAAGTGCAAAACCAATTACCTTTTTTAATTGGTGGTACACAACCTAAAGACTCTATGGTCAATCAATACTTTGCAAATAATTCTAACAATCTTGGTATTTCTCAAAATTTTATGACTAGCTATGACCAAGCTAAAGCAGATTTAGCTAAAACATTAAACATGACAACTAATGCAAATCAGTTTGGTTATAATGCTAATATGTCAGCAAGTAATATTTATTACAACTATCTTAAAGAACAAGGACTATTATAATGGCAGACTCACCTTTTAAAGGCTTACTATACTCACCAGAAGTATTAGGGGGTATTGGTTTATTAACTGCTGGACTATCAGGTCAAAATCCTGGTGCAGCTTTACCAAATTTAATACAAGGCATGAAAACAGCATCTATGTTTACTGCTATGGAAGAAGAAGAAGAAAAAAGAAAATTTAGAAAAGAATTTGCTAGTCAAGTACCAGAGGAAGATAAAGCATTATTTAAAGCATTTCCTTTAGAATATATTAAAAATAAAAAATTTAAAAATCAAAAACCAAATTTAAAAGAAATTTATGATCCAACAATGAATGATGGTAAAGGTGGCTTTAGATATGAAAAAGCAAGTAACATTGCAAATAATCCAGAAAGCTATCAAAGCAAACCAGTTAAAGGAATAAAGCCTGATTTAATTACAATGAAATCACCTGATGGTAAAGATATTGTTAGTTTAAATTTAGGCAACCCAGATGATATTATTAAATTAGAAGATTTACTTCAAAAAAATTACACAGAGTTTGAACAAAAAGTATCAGCAACTAATGTAAGTGGATTAAGTCAAAGCACAAAAACAAAAGTTGAAAAAGAATTAATAGGTGCAGATAAACTTTTAGGTCAGTTACAAGCTACTCAAGCAATGTTTAAAGATGAGTTTTTAACAGTTGGTGGTAAAATTAGGTATCAAAAACTTTTATTACTTGATAAAGCAAATGTTCCATTAAACCAAGATGATGCTGCATATTTAAGAAGTTACAGTACATGGGATCAAAATAATCTACAATATTTTAATCAATACAGAAAAGAAATAACTGGTGTTGCTGCTGGTGAAAAAGAAATTGCATGGTTAGAAGCATCTATACCTAGTTCTAAAGATACTCAAACTACCTACAGAGCTAAAATGAAAAATCAGATTAGAATACAAACTGAGTTACTTGAAAAAGCTAAAGCATTTAAAGAGTCAGGTGGAACAGTTTATACAATTAATGACAAAGGTGAAAAAGTTTATTCTGAGGGATTTGGTAAATATTTAAAAAATAAAATTAAACCAAGTGGTGAATATTTGAATGAACTATTTATTTCTTATAAAGTTGATTATGATTATTCACCAGAACAAGCAATACAATTAATGAACATACAATTTCCTAATCAAAATTGGGAAGAAATTTTAGAAAAATATATAGCTGGTCAAACTGGAGGTAGTTTATAATGTCAAATTTTTTGAGTAATTATTACAAAACTATTGATGTTGAAAAAGAACTAGAAAAAATTTTACCAGCAGATGAAAAAACTATAGACACAGAAAAAGTAGAAAACCAAGATTTATCTATTATTGAACAATCTTTAGATCCTCTTTTATCTGTATCAAATAAGTTTGTTGGATCAGCAGTACAAATATTAGATTTACCTTTTATGCTTTTAGATGCTGTTGATACTGGTAAAGATTTTGTATTTAAAAAAATGGCTACTGCATCTGGTATGTCAGAAGCAGATCAAAATGAAATTATTGAAAAAAGTAAACTTCCTGTAGATATTACTGAATTTAGACCAGGTAAATTTATTAATGATAATTTTTTAAATGATGCTGCTAACTATGAAGCAAAAACAACTGTTGGTAAATTTACTGGTACAATGGGTGAATATATGCCATTCGGATTACTTGCTAAAACACCAAAAGCTAAAACAGTTTTGATGGGTACTGGTGGTGCAAGTGGTTTAATAGATGAAACTGCCACACAAACTTTACAAAGTGAGGGTATAGGCACTGGTGTTGGAGTTGCTAGTAATGTTATATTAGATTTACTTGCACTTAAAAAAGGTAATTTAGCTGGTGTAATTGAAAATGTAATACCAGACGCACAAACAATTAAAAATGCAAAAAAAATACAAAAAGATGCAAAAGAATATGGTCTTAATATTACTACTGGTGAAGCAACAGAATCAGCATCTATTTTAAAATTAGAGGGTTCTACAAATGCAAATATTATAGGTAATAAAGTATTAGATGCACATTGGAAAAATAGACCATTAGAGCTAAAAAATTATATTACTAACTGGGGTAAAGCTAATGGATTATTGCCTGACTCTGGTAAGATTACAAGTAGCAGTATTAATGAACAAGTAAAAAAAGTAGCTTTGCAATTAGATCAACAAAGATCAAAAATGTGGCTTAAATCTGGTGGTGCAACATTTAACAAAAGTTTCTTTGACTCACAATCTGTAGATAATGTAAAAATAGCATTATTAAAAGTTGCTGAAAATGCACCTGACGATATTGCAAAATATTTAACTAGACAAGCAAATGCTATTGGAAAATCAAATGGTAGTGGAGCAAAAATAAATAAAATTTATCAAGATTTAAGAGATGGTGGTATTCAATCAGCTAAGAACGAAAACTTTACCTCTGCTAAAAGTTATGAGGAAGCTAAAAATGTTTTAAAAGAATTATTAGTAACTAATAAAGATTGGGTTAAAGCTAATAAAAAATACAAAGTGTTTTCTGAAACTTTTGAAAAACCTTTGAGCAAAGGTTCGGTAACAGAGTTGTTTAACGATCTTAAAAAAGGTAAGTGGATAGAAAGTTCTAAGACAAATGCAAATATTTATAAATATATTACATCACCAAATGTAAGACCAATTGATATTCAAAAATTAGCAACTGCTGTTAATAAAAGTGGTGTTAAAGGTGCTTGGGAAAATATAGCAAGTGATTTCTTTAACAATGCTTTTAACAAAGCTGCCATAGATAATATGAATAGAGGTCTTAATACTGGTAATAATTTTTATAACGCAATTTTAAAGACACCTAGAAATAAAGAAAACTTTACTGAGGTTATGTATCAGTTGGCTTTAACAACAAATAAAAATGTTAAAAAATCTGATGTTCAAAAAGCAGTAACTTCTTTTGCTAATGTTTTAAAAGCTAGTGGAGCTGGTGGTAAAGTAGGTTCTACAACTGCTACAAACATAGGTGCTAAAGAACAATTAAGTAAAACACCATTAGATGTGTTAGAGGGATTTGCATTAACTGGAATAAAAAAATGGTTTGGTGAAAGAGCATATAGCAAATCATCAACAGAAATTGCAGAAGCTTTAGTTAGCCAAAAAGGAATTGATGCTTTTATAGATTTAGCTCAAAATTGGAAAAACAAAAATAAAGCTGTAAGTTTATTAAGAGCTTTAACTATAGCTACTGATGAGGAATAATGGCTACTCAATCACAAAAAAATTCTGAACAGATTATAAAATTACAAGGTGAGATCAAATTAATACACAACAAGATTTCAGTAATTAAGGACAACCATTTATCTCACTTAGATATTAAGGTAACAAATGTTTACAAACTTTTATGGGCAGTAGGTTTAGTAAGTCTAAGCTCCTTGATAAGCCTAATAGTAAATCTACTAAGCTAAGTACAAATATCAAAGGCACAATTGGTGAATACCAGGAAATAGTTAATTTAACTAAAAAAGGTTATTGGGTAGCAAAAGCAGTTGATCCACAATGTCCATTTGATTTAGTTGCAGTAAGTCAAACAGGACAAGTTACTTTGCTTGACATTAAAACTAATACATATCGAAAAAATGTTAAATCTTATCGTAGAAAAATTTGGCGTACACCAACTGCTAAGCAAAAGAAACTAGGTATTAAAATTGTAATGGTAGATCATGGTAATAAGTTATGAAAAATTTAAAATTATCTGAGAACACAGGAATCCAACTCCCAGCTAAAAACCTTTTAATGATCGTAGCTGGAGCAGTTGTTGCAACAATTAGTTTTTTTGAATTAGAAAATAGGATTGGTAGTTTAGAAACAAGTAGAGAATTATTTGAAGCTGATTTGCTTAAAAAATCAAATCAGTTACCAGTAGATCAAGAACAATTCATGTTGCTAGAACACATAGCATCACAAGTAGAAAATATACAAAAAGAAATGGAAACAATGAGAAACAACAATGTTAATATAAATTATGCAATGAAAGACATTGAAAAAATTAAAGAAAGTTTAGAGCAAGTAAAAGACAAAGTTAGAGCTAATGGAGGTCATTAATGGAACAAGTTGTAATAGCTTTACTTTTATTAGTTAATAATCAAATTACAGAAGCAAGATTGCAACCTGATCTAAGTTCATGTCTTAAAGGCAAACGCCAAGCTAGTAGAAACACATCAAACAATATTGAATATAGATGTATTAAATCAAAAGCAGAATTAGAAAAAAACATAGATGGATCATACTCTATTAAAAAACTTATTTTAGAGTAATGCGTAAATTAAACAAGAAACGTAACCCTGTTGCTAGACAACTAAAACATTTTTCTAAAAAAATTATTAAGAGCAAAAAGTTATACGATAGAAAAAAATTACAAAATGTTAGATAGAATTTTATACACATTTTTTGGTTGGTTAGATACATTTTCAGAACATTTAGACAGAGTATTTTTTCCAAAACCAAAAAGAAAAAAAAAGAAATGCAAAGATTGTAAATGTGATTGTCATTGCAAAGACGACTTACACATAAACAAATTTGACCAGGAGCTATGCAACTGTGAGGGATGTCAATGTTAGGAGAGGAATATGAAAGTATTAGAAAAAATTATCTTAGCAATAGAGTGTTTTTGCAGAAAAGTTTATTCAAAGGTTTGGTATTATAGGATTGTATTCACAACAAATCTAAAAAGGAAAACTAATGTACGAAGAAGTCAAAGAAGAAATAAAAGCCTGTGAGGGTTATGTAAATAAAATTTACAAATGCTCAGAGGGTTTTGATACTATATTTTATGGTCATAAGATTACACCTGATGATGAATATGAACATGGTATTGAATATACTAAACAAGAGGGTGAGCTTGTATTTGAAAGAGATTTCCAAACAACATTAAGTGCAGCAGAAAGATTGATAGGGGATAGACCAATTAATAATACAGCTAAAGAAGTTATTATTAACATGGTTTACCAAATCGGTGAGGGTGGAGTTAGCAAGTTCAAGCAAATGTGGAAAGCACTAGACACAGAAGATTATGGTGAAGCTAGTTTCCAAATGCTTGATAGTTTGTGGGCAAAGCAGACTCCTAATAGAGCAAATAAACTTGCTAAAAAAATGCAATCAGCAAAAGAAGTATAGGAGATTATTATGTGGTTTAATATAGCTGCTAAGTTAGTTCCAGGTATGATTAAGACTGGTATGTCTATAGCTGCCAACAGGAGAAAAGTAAAAGAACTTCAATCTGTTGCAGAAATGCGTCATGCAGAAAAGATGGCTTCTGGAGAAATTGAATGGAAGCAGCAAACAATTTCTGCTCAAAAAAACGACTTAAAGGATGAATTTGTTTTGATTTTAATTAGCATCCCCCTCTTGATCGCAGGTTGGGGAGTTTTTTCAGAAGATGAACAAATTATTGCAAAGCTAGATACTTTCTTTGAACAGATAAATAATTTTCCTCTATGGCTACAAGGTTTAATTGTTGGTGGATATTCAACTGTTCTAGGTATCAAAGGTGTTTCTACTTTTAAAAAAAAATAGATGTCTGACAACCTAGATTTGATTAACGAATACAAAGAGCAAGTTCGTATATTAAAGCAAGAAGTAGCTGAGCTGCAAGATGCAGGTAAGTCTAAGGACTCTGCTAATAAAAGATGCTTACAAAAATTAGAACACTCACAACAAGACTTAGATCAAGCTAATAAAAAAATTACAGAGCTAGAAGATCAAGTACACAAATTGACTAAGAAAGATGATGAATGAATTTTGTATTAAATTTAATAATGTGTTCTGCTGTAACAAACACCTGTTTACCACCTTACAAATATCCAGATTTATTTGTTGATGGTTATTCTTGTATGATAGCTGGAAACTATGAATCTATTTTTAAATTAGAAGAAATAGGTTTTGAGGATGTAAACAAAAATAAAATTTACATTAAATTTATTTGCCAACCAGAAATAAAAGAAAAGGTAAGTACATAATGGCAACTCCAGCATGGCAAAGAAAAGCAGGTAAGTCTAAATCAGGTGGTCTTAATGCAAAAGGCAGAGCATCTTACAATAGAGCTACTGGTGGCAATCTTAAAGCACCTGTAACTACTAAACCAAGTAAATTAAAAAAAGGATCTAAAGCTGCTAATCGTAGAAAGAGCTTTTGTGCCAGAATGTTAGGCATGAAGAAAAGACTTACTTCTAAGAAAACTGCAAGAGATCCTAATAGTAGAATTAATAAAGCACTTAGAAAATGGAATTGCTAAGTGGCTAAGAAAACTTGGAAAAAAAATACAAGTGTTCACTATGTGGGTATTTGTAGGTACTGCAAAAAAGAAATCACAAACGACATGAGCTTCTTATCATTCTATGGTGGAACTCATGCACATTTTAAATGCGATAGGGAAACAAACAATGAAAAAACTAACAGCTAGACAAAAAACGGCTCTTGCTAGACACAAAAAAACACATGGTCATACCAAGAAGCATATTACTGAAATGAAAAGATTAATGCTCAGAGCTAAGAATCCTCTGTCATTTACACAAGCACACAATCAAACAATGAGAACTAAAGGAAAATAACAATGGCAAAAAGAAAAGGGCTATACGCAAATATTCATGCAAAAAGAAAAAGAATTAAAGCTGGTAGTGGTGAAAGAATGAGAAAAGTTGGTACTAAAGGTGCTCCAACTGCTGCTAACTTCAAAGCTGCTGCTAAAACAGCTAAGAAACCAAAGAAAAAAAAAAGAGGTAAATAATGGCAAGTAAATTTTTAAAAAGTAATTTTAAATCTATGAATATGTCAGAAGAAGAAAAGCAGAAATATTTTAATGACATGAGAAAACAAATAACAGGAGCTGCTGCTGGTGAGAAAGAAATAGCATTTATTAATGAGTTAATTCCATCAGGAAAATCTATTAATGAAATTAAAAAATTAGTAGAAGAAGAATTTAAGTAATTACCGAATAGGAATACTTACTTATTTAGTAGGTATAGTTCTAGCTTTAGCTAGTGGGCAAGGGTGGGTACAGAATCAATTGGTATAGGTATAATTGGACTTTAGATTTGTCATGTTATAGTATTGATTCTAGAGAAAGATAAAAACTAACAATTGTGATCTATACCAATAATATACCAAATAGAAGATTTGCTAGTAATAATAAGATTAATTTAATTCTTATTAGTGATTACAAATCAATTGCTCTACCAGCTGAGCTACAAGGGCATACTGAAAAAGTTTATATATATAGCCGAATTGAATCGCAAGATTCTTTTCGGCTTTTTTTTTATGCCCAAAATATAAATAGAATCGGTGAGTTCTATACCTTTTCTATACCCTTGATAGCTATACTTTGGAAATACCCATTACAAAATGATTGTAAAATAAGGGAAAAAACACCAATTGATTATTTGCAATACTGTTATAGGTATAGTATAACATTGTTATAACTTAACTAATAGAGGAGAGAAAAATGCAAAATAGAGAAAATATGACAAAAGCTGATTGGAATAAAGAAGCTAAAAAATATATTGCTTTATCACAAGATGCTTTAGATCAAAGAGAAGAAAGTTTTCAAAGATGTGATACTGATGGCTTTCTAACCCAAAAAGTTCTTGATGATTCAGCAAGACTTGAAAGAGCAAGAGCAGAATTATGTGAAAAAAAAGGTAAGCATGATTTCTTGGGTTTGTATGATGGTAACAGAAGATTAAAAGCTAAAATGATTTTAGTTGAGGATAAATTTACACCTTATTCTAAAACTAAAAATCCTGTTTGGTTTTTAGAAGATTCTGAAGCAGAAAAATATGGCAGAAGATTTATGCCATTTAATGATGGTAGAGGTAGAAGCAAAATTTTAAATTCTTTTGGTTTAAAAGAATTAGAAGTTGTTGCTGATGCTTGGGCAAAAAGTACATGGGTTAATCACACACACTACATCACTTATTACAGAGTAAATGATGAGTGGGGTCAAAAAGATCAAATTAAAAAAGGGAGAGCATAATGAAAAAAAAATGGTTCTACTATCCAAGCTTTTTATCAAAGCAAGGATTATTGTTTGAAGCGAAGAAAACTTTTAAATCTTTTGTAGTAGTAAATTTATTTAAAAAAAATAATTTTGTTAATATTCTTCCAAAAACGATGGGTGGTGGCAAACAAATTCATGGATCAAGATTTAATTCATGGGGTATTGTTCATCGTTTAATTGAACAAGATAATCCTGGAATTTATATTTATTATAGAAGTGCAGCTAATTCTATAATTTCTAAAAGAAGTAAATTTAAACAATTAAGATTGGAGCTAAACTAATGTCAAAAGTAAGAAAAGACAAAGATGGTTGGTACAAATTTAGTAGTACCATTTCATCTGCAACTTTTGTTAATGACCAAGTACCAAACATTTTATGTAAAATACATAGAGTACCAGGTATGCTTTATCCACACACAGTTAGATCAGGTAAATTATCAGAGAGTGGTGATGAATTTATATTTGATGGCAAAATAGACTTGGGTGGAATTAAAGCTGGTCGTTATTACAAAAATATAAAAAACATAAAAAAACTTTTAAAAAGAGAGGAGAACAATGGAACTTAATATTAAACCGACTACAAAAAATGGTAAGAGAGTTTGGCGATACTCTTACTTTGGGTTAGATGGTAAAGTTAAATTTATTTCTAACAAAAGCAAATCAGTTGTTGAAACTTTAGCTAAAAAAAAAGTAAATGATGTAGGTATATACAAAACATCTTCATCACAAATTTTTCTTAGTGAAGCTAATACAAGTTTTATGCAGCACCAAGATTACAAAAGAGCAGAAAGTAAAATAGGTACATCTACTATAGATAACTATAGCAGCTTTTACCTAAATCATATTCTGCCTTACTTTGGTAATGTAGATATTAGACTTATAGATAAAGATAAACTTTTTACTTTTATTGAATTTCTGAAAAATAAAATTGTAAACAAACAGATAAACTCTGATACTGTTAGAAAAATCTTTAACACACTTAGTCTTATTATTCAGCACCAGGTAGATATAAATAAATTATCTAAAAATGTTTGCAAAGATAAGGATTATCTTAAAACTATAGTAACTTCTAAAAAGGTAGCTAAACCTATAGATTTTGATGATTGGTCATTAGATAAGGTTGCTAACATTGTTAGTGATATAAGTAATCCGATGATACAGCTTATGTGTATGGTCATGCTTGAAACTGCTGCTAGACCAAGTGAGGTTAGAGCCTTAGATAGAAAAAGCTTATTGTTTAAAAACAATATACCTATGATTAGATTTGATAAGGCAGTTAAAGCTAAGAAAAAACTAGGTGGTACTAAGACTATCAATGGTGTCAGAACTATGGTTATTTCTACTGCACTAAAGAATAGATTAACTAATTATCTTTATACTTTGCCTAGCAAACAAAATAGCTTGTTTCTTAATAGCAAAGCTAAATATATATGTATAGAAGCCATTATAAGCCATCTAGATAGGGCATTAGCTAAGAATAGGGTACAACTACCCATAGATAGAAAGTCGTACTTCTTTAGGCACTATGCAGCTACTTACTGGGCATACACTAAGAAATATACCAATGCCTTAGATTTAGCTAGAGCTTTAGGTGATAAGGATATTAACTTTGTCCAAGACACTTACATTAAACCATTTCAATCTAATGGTGATGAAGTGCAGAACATTGATTATCAAAACAAACATTACAATTGGGATTAATTATTTGTACCAATACTTATCGTAGTTCTCTTTATCATAGGGAACTACATCCCATTCTATTTTTCGTTTAATACTTTTCTTAGCAAACTCCCTAGCTTCTTTTTCTAATGCAAACAGTACATTCGTAAAGCTAGTAAATTTATCTTTAGGTTTCCATATTACAAAATACATAAAAAAAAAGGGGGAGATTTCTCTCCCCCCAATCACACAACAAATAATATAAGAGTTCTTTTACAAAGCTCTTATAGTTTTCACATTTAATGACACTTACTTTTTATATTGATCCCATACTCTTTTACAGAGGGAGCTATTGGGTTATTATTCGGAGAAGTGTCTTGCCCTAATAATTCTTTTAAATTTATATCTTCTAAGAAATAAGTAATTGGTTTTTGAAAAAATACTGCAATCATTAGCAGCTTAGGTAAGCTAACACCATTAGCACCTTTCTCAAATTTCTGAATCTGCTGGAAGCTGACCCCTAAGAATTTTGCTAACCTTGATTGCGTAATAAGCATTTTGACTGGTTTATAAGTACCTTTGAACTCACCATCTACTATTTCTTTAACTGGTCTATAATAATTTTCTCTACAATATTTTATTTTTTTACCAACAGCTTTTGCTATCTCAACTTCAAAATCTGTTTTTGATTTACTCAATGCCATCTTTCTCTCCTTTATAATATGCAGACTCCTAGCCTACAGTTTATTACAACTTTTAAGTTAATCAGTAATTAAGGTTGTGCATGAATGAATTTTGAGTCTTCATTTTCAACACAAACAATTTGTCTATAAGTTTTAATATATTTTTTAAAAGCTTGTAATGAGTGAACACATTGCCTGTTATTAGTTTTAGGCTTTTGCATTATCACACCATGCAGCTTATTAAGTTTATCATATCTTCTTAATAGACTATTACTCTTTGCCATCCTCAGTTGTTCCTTTGTTATGTTTAATTCTAGATTTATCAAATTTAATATCTAGAACAGTTACCCTAGCATCATCGCTAGGAGTATTTGATTTTGCAGCTATTTCTGCATTGTCAAATTCTTCATCTACTTTAAAATTAGCTTCAAAAAAACTTTCTTTTATTACTTTGCTCATTTTCTAAACTCCATTGTTGAATAACTTTTATTAACTTTAAGTGTGGGTATTAATTTTAATTGTTTTTTAGATAAGGCAATATTTCTATGAGCCTGGTTGCTTTTGCTTATTAAATTTAATTTACGAAACTCTGCAATTAAAGCACCAGCTCTTGCTCTAGTAAAATTAAATTTTTCACTAATCTCTTTATAGGTTGGTGCATAATCATAAGTTTCAATAAAATGTTTTATAAAGTTAAGCACATCTTTTTTAATTTGGCTTAAATAAATATGACCATTGCCATTACCATTTTTAAGTATCATTTTTTTTATCCTCAAATAAATTTGTTACATTCGCTGTAGTGTTTTCTATGTCAAAATCATCTTGTTCTAATGACTTTAAATAATTAATTAATTTTTGTGTAAACCAATTAGATTTTTCTGAGTCCATTACTGCTTTTGCAATTGTTTGACCCCCCTTTGCACCAAATCTACTTAGGTACTTCATTGCTGAACCTCTTAAAAAACCTATGTTTTCTTCTGGAGTCATTTGACTCATAATGGCATCACAAGTTTGTATTGCTTTATCTTTGTAATGAGGGGGGTTTTTACTTTCCATATTATTTTGCTATTGGGTCTTGTAGTTTAATATTAATATCTGGTTGACCAGACTTAGCTGGGTCAGTTCCTTTTTCAGTATTAAGCCAAGCCGAAGCATTTTTCTTAACACCATTTATTGTTACATTACCTGTATAATGTGGATAAGACTTACCTGGTTGATCATTATCTTTGGCTTGTCTTTTCCATAATGCACCAGAATTATCAAATTTATTATCTGCCATTTGTACCTCTTGATTGTATTTGTGATTTTAGTTTGTTGTATTCTGTATCAACTCTTAACTGTTCTATTGGATCAGCAGCTATTAAATGAAGTTCTGATTTATATTCTTCTCTAATAGGAGTTAAATTTTTTTCAAAGTAATGTGGTGATTTAGAGTGTTCGGCTACAGATTGCATTTGCACAATCCAATCATTAGCTAATTCAATTATAGTTTTAGTTTGTGTTTTAACTTGTTGTTTAGTTTTTGGCTTAGATTTATTTAGAAACTGTTCCATTTCCTCAGCAGTTGCAATCTCATCACCAAAGAAACCTAAAAAACTTAATGCTCTACCACAGCTTACAGTAGATTGCTTTTCAAATTCCTTATCTTTATTTTGTGTTTGCTTAGATAAACCAGTAGAAACTAATTTATCATCTAAAAAAATTTCTGTTTTAAATTTATGAATACCCTCAGGTAAATCAAAACTATCTGTAACAATTCTAATTCTCTCACCAAAATATTCTCTAACAAATTTTAATCTATAAGGTACTGTTAAGTATTTACCTTTTGCACCTAAGTTTGCATAATCACTATCATCAATATCTTTTCTAAATTGTTGGATAGCATCAATTAGTGTTTTCATTTCTCTCCTTTTAATTGTTTTATTTGTTCTGTTAGCTCACCATTTATTTTTTTATGACCGACTTCTACCTCTGTAAGTCTTTTGTTTTCGTCTTGTAATTTTTCAATTACATTTTCTTGGGTTAGAAGCTTTGCATTTTTGTAAACTAATTTTTCTATAAGCTCAGCTTTGCTTAATGTTTCGTAGTGATCTATTAAACCTTTAAAGTCCATAATAACTTCTAAACCTTTCTATGATTTCTGGACTAATACCTTTCCACCAAAAACCATCCTTTCTTATTTCACTAAGGTCAGGCTTACATAACATTGCTAGAACTTTAGGATCTCCATTAGCAAGTTCTAATTTCTTTTCCCAACATTGTTGGTACAGCACAAGTTCCTCATAATAAAATTGTAAACTTTCTTTTCTAAGTTCTACACAGTTACCTGGTGTAAAAACGACTCTATCGCTATCACTAGCATAAGTTAAAAATGGTTTATGTGTTGGCAGCAGTTTGGAATATAAAGCTATTTGTAAACAATCAGAATGATATGGTACTTTAGGACATTTTTTTTTAGAATAACTAAAACCTTTTTTTGTTTTTGTTAATGTACCAAATACATTTTTAATATCGCCAAAATCTACTTGCCCAACTAAATCAACATAAGCTAAGAAATAAGTTTTAATACCATCTGCCCAATGTGTATATTCTAATTCAGATTGCCATTTTTGTTTACCTACTTCATTGATATTAGCTAAATGATTATTAACCAAATCTTCCATGTTATCTATTATATGACCAAATTTTAGGTCATCTTTTTCATCAATACTTACATAGTTAGTTATTTTTTTTTCAACTGCTTTGAGAGCTTGTTCGTAAGTTAAATTTTTACATAATATTTTTTGAATAATTTCATGTGCAATCGTACCACCAGTAAAAGAACAATTGCTTGGAAGTGCAGCTTTTTCTTTTGGTGTTAGTACAATGTAATTTCTAAATCTTATATCGTCAGGGATAGTGTTTTGGCTTTTAGATGTATGAGCCAAATTAAATTTTTTGTAGCAATCTCCTAAAATTTTAGGGTGATTCGTCATATAAGAAATATATAACGATATTATATTTAAAAATCAACAATATTATAGTTAAACTATAACACCCATTGATTATCTGTAGGAAAATTAGTTGCTTCTATTTTAGAAGCTGCATCAATATTAACATTAGTAGCAATATCTGCAATTTTTTCACCACTAATACTTGATCTATCCTCAATATTATAATTTCCATTAGTCAAAGGTTTTAAATAACCTATAAATAAATCTTTAGTTTTTTTTTGTTGAGATACACAAATTGAATAAAATGAATCATTTTGTATAATTTTTAATGGTTTAAAATAACGAACAAAGCTTTTTAAAAAACCAGATTTTTGAATAACAAATTCGTAATCTTTCCATTTTTCTATAACTTTCATTTTTAATTTATTTTTTTTTGTATATTTTCTTATTTGACCAGTTGGTAGAACCTCACCAATGCCATTTATTAGAACATCTGGTGTTATAAAATATGTTGTACTTATTGGTAAATCACCCTCTGTTTTCCTAGCATTGAAATATACTGCAAATAATTGTGATAATTCTAATAAACCAAAATTACTAGGATCTGAGTCTTTCTTATTAATTAACCTTGACCATTTAACTTTCCAATTAGCAAATTTTTTAGCATCTTTACCTAAAGTATCTCTCAAAAGTTGATCTCTTGAAATATTATGAAAATCCAGTTGTTCTTCTAATTTTTTTTTTTGAAACATATCAGTTGTATATATAGGAAACATAGCATTTACCTTTCTATCTGTCTATTATCATATTGTTATAGCTATATTATAACAAATATAAATTGCAACATAATATAAAATTAATTATAACAAATCTTACCTATGATTCTGAAAGAGATTAAATATCGTAATTTTAAGGTAAAAATTGTTAAATTAACTAGGAAACAAGCCATTAAAGACAATATTTGGGGTTATTACGATACAAACAAATCAGTCATAGCTATTCAAGAAAATTTAAAAAACATCACTTTGCTAGACACCTTGCTACATGAAATAGCACACATGATAGCTCACAAGTCAGAGATTCGTTTAAAAAATTTAGGTGAGGAGGGTGTAGCTAGTTTTATAGGTTCTGAATTTTCTAAAGTCTTTTTGCAAAACCCTAAATTAATAAATTTAATAAAAAGGTGTACTGCCAAATGAAAGCCTTTTTGTTTTTAGTTTTACTTACACAACAAGGTTTACATTACGAAAAAATACCAATTAAAAATTACACAAATTGTGATGATGCTTATGCAAGTAAAGCTACCTGGTATGACAACCCAAAATTTGAAGATGGTAATGGTGAGCTTTGGGGTTTTTATATTTACAAAAACAAACAAATTATAGCTTCTTATTGCAAAGACCAAAAGGGTAATTGGTTGTTATGATAGAAGTTAAATTAGATTTATACGATATTATGGCAGCTTCACAAACTGGGTTGCTAAGAGTATTTGAGTCATTAAGATTAAAACAAAATTGGGGTCATAATTACAAAGGTAGTGTTAATGACCAAATATCAAAATCAATAAGTGGTGCTTGTGCAGAACTTGCAGTTTGTAGGTATTTAGAAACAGAGTTCAACTTTCATGTTAATCATGGTGGTAAGGCAGATATAATTTGGCATGATATACATTTACAAGTTAGATCACAATTACCTAAGAAAAATAATAGTCTTATTATTAGACCCAAAGGAAGTAAACCTAATGAAATCTATATTTTAGTAATAGATAAAGCACCTATTTTTGAAATACATGGTTTTATTAATAGCACCCATGTTTTAGGCACAGATAGATTTTTAACTGACTTTGGTATTTCTAACAGACCAAAAGTTCATTCACTTGGATTAGATACTTTAACACCAATTAAGTTTCTAAAAGATGGAGCATGGAATTAGATATGTTCGGTGATCCAAAAAAAAAATGTTACATAAAAGATTGTAATGAGGGAGCTGTGTTATATGAAAATAATCATTATTATTGCCCAGACCATTATGCAGAAAAAGTTCTACAAATACCATTGAGTGAAATAGGTAAAGGTGGTGAAAAAGATGAAGATTAAGCTGCCTAATAAAAAATACAATATTATTTATGCAGATCCAGCTTGGACATTTCAAACCTGGTCAAAAAAAGGTGAAGTTAAATTACCTAAGTACGATGTAATGACAATTGAAGATATAAAAAATATGCCAGTAAATGACATAGCTGATAAAAATTGTATTTTATTTATATGGGTAACTTATCCATTATTAAAACAAGGTTTGGACACAATTACAGCATGGAATTTTAAATACAAAACTTGTGGTTTTAGTTGGGTTAAAAAAAATAAAAAAGCTGACAGTTTATTTTGGGGTTTAGGTTATTGGACAAGAGCTAATAATGAGATTTGTTTATTAGCAACAAAAGGTAACCCAAAAAAAATATCATCAAGAGTCCACCAGGTAGTGCTTGATAAAATAAGAGAACATAGCAGAAAGCCTGATTGTGTAAGGGATAGAATTGTACAGCTCTGTGGTGATTTACCTAGAATTGAACTCTTTGCCAGACAAAAGGTTAAGGGATGGGATTGTTGGGGTAATGAAATATGAAATATTTTGAAAAATTTGACAAAGATTTAATAAATAACAAAAACTTAAATAGCCATGAGAAGCTTATTTATGTCATTTGCAAATCCTTTGAGTTTGCACCTAATGGTTGCCGAATATCACATAAGTATTTGATGAAAAGAACAGGTATTAAAACAATCGTTACACTCACTAAGTGTTTAGACCGACTACAGCTCTTTGGCTTACTTGCTAGAAAACAAATTAACAATGGCACAAACCATTATGTTTTTGAGAAAAATTTGATGCAGGATTATATACAACACAATCTAAATA